GCTGTGTATGACCGTAAGCAGGTCAGGCCGGTGGCGTGGACCATGGCGTTCGCCGTGCTCGCGTGCTGGTCTGTCTGCCTGATCTTCTTGGAGTGGTGATGGCTGGGGAGCACTTCGAGAAGGCTGTGATCGACCTGGCGCGCTTGCTCGGCCTGCGCGTCGCCCACTTCCGTCCGGTGCAGGTCAGGCCCGGCAGGTGGATCACCCCGGTGGCCGCCGACGCCAAGGGCTTCCCGGATCTCGTGATCGCCGGCCCGGGCGGGGTACTGCTCCCTGAGCTGAAGTCGGGGACTGGCGGGCTGGAGCCTGAGCAGCGCAAGTGGCAGGCCGCCCTCGGCGAATACGGTCGGGTGTGGCGTGAGGCCGACTTGCATGACGGCACGATCGAGCGCGAGCTGCGGGCCCTGCGGAAAGCCAGGCCGTGACCGTGGATCGAATGCGACATGTTCTCGGCCGGCCGGTCGGCCGGCCGCAGGAGGGAGACGAGATGGGCGACAGGCGGAAGGTCGGTTGGCCCGAGGGCGAGACGACCTACACCGAGTTCTGCTACCGCAAGAGGATGCCCGACGGCACGATCGTGGACACCGAGCCTCGCCGCGCGGCTACTGGCGAGGGGCTGGCGGCAGCTAGCAGGAGCATGGGCAAGGCGTTCGCGAAGAAGGTCGGCGCCGTCCGCATGGAGCGCACGGTGACCGTGACGGCCGGCGAGTGGCGCGAGGTGGAGACGGGAGATGGGGACGATCGTGGCTGAGGAGACGATGACGATCACGCAGCGCTGGCTCGGCATGAAGCCGTACGTGTTGCTGGAGGTGGGTGAGGCGTCGGACGGTTCAGGCGAGCCGTCCGTCTACGTCGAGGCGGGTGGCAACGCCGAGGAGCAGCCGCTGTTCCTGCCGCTGATGGCGCTGTGCGGCGCGGCCGAGGGCAACCCGGTCGCCGACATGCTGCGCGAGGTCTGGGGTCGGTCGGAGCATCCGGTGGCCCGAGTCGCGGTGGAGGCGGTCGCTCGCGAGTTCAACCCCGACTGGGTGCCGTTCGTGCGGGGGGAGGCGTCATGAGGGCGATGGTGATCGGCGGGAATCGGCACGGCGAGATGGTCGAGCTGCTCGACGGCACGAAGGTCTGGCTGGACATCGTCAACGCCACGCAGCACCGGATCCGCAAGCTGACCAACAGCGTGATCGAGAATGCGACGGGCGCCGTGACCGAGGTCTACGTGCTGCACGTCGCGGTGCACGAGGGGCTGACCGGTCCGCACGAGCCGCAGCAGGTGCAGATGGCGATGACCACGATGGCGATGAACGCCTTCTTCCGAGAGCACGGTGAGAAGCAGGAGATCCCCGGCGAGCCTCCTGCCGACATGCGCCCTGCCGTCCCGGTCGTCGGCGAGGACTGATGGCCGCGTACGGCAAGCTGAGCAGTTTCCGATCCTGTCCTGCGGCGACGGGTACCGGTCGGCCGCCGTGCCCGCACTTCCCGGACGGTGCGCACCGCTGCGGCGAGGAGCGTGATCACGTCCGCGTGTCCACCGGACATGCCTGCACCTGCCGGTACGGCTGGATATCGGCAACGATCAATGACGGACGCATACCGATCAACGATGCCGATCGATAGGATCAGAGGAGGGCACAACACTCTGATCAGAGGAGACGACATGATCGACCCCCGCGACACCCCGAACGTCTGGCCGTGCGGCACCAACGCCTGCGTCGACATCAAGGCCGACGGTGACTCGTTCGTGTTCACCAGCACCCTCGGTGCCGACAAGGGCGCCGTGACCTACAACCGCGACGAGCTGACCCAGTTCTTCGGCGACGTCAAGGCCGGCAGCTGGGATCACCTGCTCGACTGAGCTACCAAGCCGCTCGGCGGCGACGGTAACGGCCCCCGGTCATCGCGACCGGGGGCTTTCTCGTGCTTGCGGTTAGAGATTAGTGGGGGTACAGTAGAGCCATGAACAACGGGAACGCACAACAGAGCGCATGGTCCGCCGACTTCCATGCAGCACGCGGCGACATGCTCCTCCCCTGCCCCGCCGCCGACCTCGGCGGCCATGGAGGAACGTGCAAGGAGACGCATCCGCGCGGCATCGTTGTCGACGCGGGGGGCCGTTGGCGCGCGGTTCCGGCCTACGATCCCGAGTCCATCCCCGTCGTCGTCGAGCACTACGTCTGACGAGAAGCGCCAGGGGCCGCCCCGGACCTACTGGTCCGGGGCTTTCTCGTGCCACGATCAGGGCATGGGAGACATGGAGCGCACCGGGTGGCAGCGGAACCACTGGATGGACGCATGGACGAACGGCCGCACAGCGATCATTGACGAGGTGATCGTGCGCTGGCCGCGCGAGAAGGTGCAGCAGTTCGCGATGCGGCACGCGGGGGAGCCGCTTCCCGACCAGGCGTTCCCGCCGCCACCCGCGGAGATCGAACTGGTGACGGCCGCCGGGCGGCCGGACGAGTCGACGGTGCAGCGGATGGACCGATGGGTAGGCGAGCTGCTCGCCACTCCGCGCGACCAGGTGCCATGATCCGACCATGGCGCGCGTGGAGACGGAAAAGATCGAACGACTGAACGACGCGGTACGGCAGGCTGAGCAGATGCTGACCGCACTGGAGCCACTGTTGCCGGAGCCGGAGACCTCGGGCCCGGACACCGGCACGATCGGCCGGCACGCGCCGGAGTCGAGCGAGCCGTGGGCACCGGCTGCGGCTTCGGCGTACTGGGACATCTACTTCGGCGCCGGCAACCTGGCCCGCGGCATGCGCTCGGCGGCGGGACTGCGCCTCCCCCTGTTCAAGGGCACCTACGGCGCCGAGGCGCTCACGATCGTCCGAAACATGGCGCCCTCGGTGTCGGACACCCCGCTGATCTGGGCGACCAGGGAATTGGAGCGATGGGTGACTGCGGCCCGCGCCGTCCCCGCGATCGACGAAGAGGAGCCGTGGACGGAGCTTCCCCGGCAGGGCGGCGAGCAGCTAGCGTGCCCCTACTGCGACACGTACGGCCTGCGTATGCTCAGGCGTAAGGGCGAGGTGAGGTGCTTCTTTCCCGGCTGCAAGGACTCGGACGGCAATCCCACGCGGGCCCGCATGGAGCCGGGCCGGATGACCGGCGAGGAGCGCCTGATCTTCGGAGACGGCACGACGATGGGCGGCGGATGATGGCGTTGGCATGGAGAGATTCAGAATCGGTATCTCCCCCCGGCCCGCCGTGTTTCTGTCGTAAAGGCAACTACCCGGCTGACGATCCCTATGGCCGCCGGTGGTGGTGGCAGGTGACTTCGTCATGCCGTGTGCATTGGCCGGTGATGGACTGGGGTCAGAAGATCCGCATCCTTTACGACGAGGGATTCCGGTTCGGCGAGGAGACGACGATGGGTGGCGGAGCATGAGCACAAGCAGGGGCGAGGCGCGATTCAACGGCAGGGTGGGCATGATCCTGGAGGTCGCGCCGAATCAGTTCGTGCAGTACGTGCTCAAGGAGACCGAGTGCTCCATCAAGATGGAGCGCGAGGTGTATGCCGCGTGGGACGGCCCGTTCAGTCCGGTCGTACCTGGTCCGACCTTCGTCAAGATGGAGCTGTTCGGCCGCCTGGTCAGCAAGGAGGAGGCGGAGCGCCCGGTCTGGGTGCCCGCTGAGCCGACGGCCGAGATCGAGGCGCCTGTCCGCGCGATCGAGGGCGGCCCGTCGTGAATTCGCTCATGGCGTGGCTCGCTCTGCCGCTGATTCTCGCCGCGGCGGTCTACGCCGTGGCCCGAGCCTTCCGGAGGCCGTGATGCAGGCGTGCGGTGCGCAGCTTCCGCCTCTGCGTGAGAAGGGATGGGAGTGCGACGGGACCAACCTTGTCGTCCCGACACTCAAAGGTGAGCCGATCACCGCCAACGGCGTGCCGATGGTCATTCGGGCCGACCTCTACGACCGGCTGAGCGAAGAGGGCTACATCGAGGGGCACGCGCCGTTCGCCGGTGGCGACCACCTGCACGCCCGGCTGCGCAGCGAGGAAGGTGCCGGCTGATGTGGGATTACCGCGCCCGGCGCTCCGACAAGAGGCGGGACCCCGGCGACGACGGCGACACGGTGCTGATGGTCGTGGACCTCGGCATGGGCGTGCACACCGAGGTGTCGATCCGGCTGGCCGGCTGCTTCGCGCCTGAGCTGCGGCAGCCCGGCGGCAAGGAGTCGGCGAAGTTCCTCGCGCTCGCGATGGAGGAGGCCGAGGAGCGCGCCCGCGCCCGCAAGACGCGCTGGCCGTTCGTCGTGGTCACCGAGCCGAACGACCATCCCGAACCCGACGAGCGCCGATCGTTCGTCCGCTACGTCGGCACCCTGTACGCCGCCGACACCGGCGAGAACATCAACGCCGAGGTGATCGCGTTCCTCGCCGCCAACCCGCAGTGGGGGCGCGGCATCGGCGGTGATGACGGGTGATCGTCGTCGTCTCGGCCACCGTGGTGACCGAGAATCCCGAGCACGTCGTCAAGGCGGCCGAGATTCTGGGTCGGGCCGCTGCAGGCCTCGGTCTGGACGGCATCAGCGTCTCCCTGACCATCGGCATCCCCGACGAAGAGGAGGAGGCGGACTCCGATGGCTGAGGTGCACGTTGACCATCCGGGCGAGGTCACGTGGTTCAAGAGCTACGGCCCGCTACCGGTGCTCGGACCCTGCCCGCACACTGACTGCCGGCATCTCGGCACCGGAGTGATCGCCCACGGGCCGTCGGAGGAGCGCTACACGCTGGTCGCCTGTGGCGGAGTCGACCCGTCCGACGAATCTCCCACCGACTGCGCGATGACCTGCCGCGCGTGGTCGGACAGGTGGGACCGGATCGTCACGCCGTGGCTGCACGTGGACGCACGCCGCAACTCGCACTGCTCGAACTGCGGCGACTTGCGCGGCGGGCCGATGGGCCACGAGGCGAGCGAGTGCCGGTGGAGCACCCGATGACTGTCGTCTGGCCAACGGTCGGGTCGGAGGCCTACTGCGTCGACTCGGGCCGGCCCGCCCGGTACGAAGCCGGCGACCGCTGCATCCGACACGGCGCCCGCGGCGAGGCCTGCGCGACGGCGTTGCGTGATCCCCGCTGCGAGCACCCCCGATTGTCACCGAATCATCCGCATCCGCACTGCTCCGATTGTGGCCTGGACGGCCGGGAAGAGTGATCACATGCGGTCACGGGGTACCGTCCGTCGTAGGCGAGGGGGTGCCCGTGTGGATCGTCCGTGGAATCGCAACAACGCTGGCCATCGTGGCGGCAGCAATCAGCCTGACCGCCGCTTCGATCGGCGTCGTGATGCTGATCGTCTACCTCATCTCGCTGGCCGTGCCGTGATGCTCGGCCGGGTGTGCCTAGTGCACCCGGCGCATGACGAAGAGGTGCCGATCGAGCACCACCGGATCCGCCCGGCGCCGCGCGGTGGAGGTGACGCGGCGGTGCAGGTGTGCGCCAACGCGCACGGCCGGATCCACGTGCTGCTCGACGGGATCGAGGACTACGCGACGGCCAGCCCGTTCGCTGTCGTCGATGAGATTCTGAGGACCCTGCCTCGCGACGTGTGGTCACGCTTCGACGTGATCGAGCGGAGCATCGCCTATCGCGGCTGGCGCTCGTACGGACTCGGCTTCCTGAACGGCCGCTATACCACCGCCTACCGCCTCTGGCGCACCGACGGCACGCCGAAGACAGCCGAGGCGCCCATGTTCGCCGACCTCTACCATGCGGCACGATGGAGCAAGCGGTGGCGCAAAGAGCTGGGGGCGATGTGATGCGAAGACGACGCGGACCGATGACGATCAAGCAAGACGGTGTGATCTGGCATGTGCCGGCCGCTCCGCCGCGGTGGAAGCGCACGCGTGTGGGTCGGGCTGTTCAGCGGTGGCGCAACCGGCGAGCGATGCGCGGGTGGACGGAGATCGGTGCGACGCGAGACGACAGCGATCCGTCGTGAGTCGGCTCGGTCGGGCGGTCGGTGTGAAGGCGTGCGGGGTGCTGGTCTCGTGGTGGGACGGGGAGTACGAGGGCAATTGCGAGATGCCCGAAGGGCATTCTCCCGACAATCTGCACTACGACGGCATGGCCTACTTCGACGACGATCACGAAGAGGTGCGCGAAGAGGATGTACCCGCAGACATCCGCCGCGAATGGTCGCGCATCCTGGCAGCCAAAGACCAGGAGGCGATGTGATGGGCAGGCGTGAGCGGGCGACCGAGCTGCGGGCAGCGGCATGAGCCAGTGGTGGCATGACCTGTGGAATGATCCGGTCAATGAGAACCCGTGGGCGTTCGGGGCATACATCGCCTGTACGGGGATCATCTTGCTGGCGCTGTATGTGCTGGTGATCGTGCAGGAGAAGTGGCGGAGACGAAAGCAGGAGACGATGAACGACGAGACCAAGACCGACGAGAAGTGGCCGCTGGACGACAGCGACCGGGCGGCGGCGGAGAGGGTGATCGCCGCGTCCAGGTCGGCCGAAGCGAGCCGACCCGAGGGGGTCGACGAGTTGCGACCGGTCGCCGAGGTGGGCGACGAGCAGATCAAGGCGCCGCCGGCCGACGACGGCGAGTCGCAGCGACTGGAGACGCTGATGCACACCGACCCGCGGCTGATCAACGACCCGCTAGGTGCACCGCTCGATCCCACCAGTCCTGCGCCGATACCGACGAAGCCCGGCATGGTCCTGCCCTCCGGCGCATTCGATCACCGGGGGGTGGGCGATGCGGAGCGCATGACCGACGACGACGGGCGAGCGTTGCGTGACATCTCGGCCGGCGAGCGTGGCCGGTTCACGATCGCCGCTCCCCAGCCGGGCCGCAACATCCTGGCGGGCAAGCCGGTGCTGGCCGCCGCACCCCCCGCGGCGCCGCTGGTCGCCGCCGAACGTCAGCCCTGCCGACACTGCGAGGGGATGGGGTACGTGCCGAGCATCAGCGACAATCTGCGCCAGTCGATCACCTTGGTCGGTGATTCGGGCGACGAGATCATCCAGGCCTTTTATGCCGAGCTGCTCGCACTCGCCCCTGGACTGGCGAGCCTGTTCCCGCGCGACCTGCTCGATCCGCGCTCGCCGTCACCTGGCGACATGGACGGAGAATCGCCGCGATCGGGCCGCGGTCAGCGCGACAAGCTGCTCCACGCGCTTAAGGCGCTGTCGGAGATGTACGACCCTGCCGACGACGAGAAGATGGCCCGGCTCGACACGGCGCTCAAGGCGTTCGGCCGCAGCCACGCCGCTTTCGTCCGGCCCAGCGGCGAGATCAAGGGCGCGACGTGGGAGGAGTACGCCGCCGTCAAGGAGGTGCTTTTCCGCACTCTGACCGCAGCGGCCGGCTCGGCGTGGAAGCCGGAGTACACGGCGAGCTGGTCGCAGGCCTACGACTACGCCGCGGGCGTGATGATCGCCGAACAGCACCGCTCCGCCTTCTCCGCCCCCCGCTTCCCGAGGGCGTGACCATGCCGACGGCAAAGGACATTCCCCTGGTCGAGGTAGAGGTCCCGCCGGAGTTCGCCGCGCAGTTCCTCACCGAGCACATGGGCACTCCTCCCGGCCAGCGCCCCCTCCTGCCGCTCCGCCTCGGCGACACCGATCTGGGCATGTGGCAGGTCGTCAAGGTGGGCAGCGTCCGCCGCCCGGCCGGGTACGACAAGGTCGTGGCCGTGCTCCGGGCGATGTGGGAGTGACCATGGACAGGATGACCGCAGCCATCCGGGCGGGACTGGCCGAGACGGTGGGGGTCGAGTGGGAGCGCTGACGATCAGTGAGGCGGCCGTCGCCATGAGGCCGCCCATTCCCCGGCGCGAACTGGCGCGGCGGCTCGCCGACGTTCCGCCGACCGGTGCGCAGTATGGTCGCCGCGGGCGCCGCGCCGCGCTGTACCCGGTCGACGCCATCATGAGGGCCCATGCCGAGTGGGTCCGATCGAGGGAGGTCGCGCGGTGAGGTTCGAGTGGCACCTGAACGGCGTGGTCATCAACACCGGCAGCAACGGCCTGGCATCGTGGAAGGTGGGCACGGTCGTGGCCAGCGGGATCCGCAACTACCGCATCAACGGGATCACCGTGCGGGCCGACGGTGTGACGGTCTTCGACGTCAAGCCGACGCAAACACTGAGGTGATACCGGCGCTGACTTGGCAAGGGGTCTCCTGCGTGCCACAATTCGGCACATCTTCATCGTGCCCGGATTCTGGCGCAGGAGGCATGATGCCCATCCCCACCGACCCGGCACGCCGCGCGGAAGCCTACGACCAACGTGCCGAGGCCATGCGGCTGCGGCGGCTCGGGAAGACCTGGGACGAGGTCGCGGCAGGCGCCGGCTACTCCAACAAGTCGAATGCGTTCAACGCCGTCAAGGGGTTGATGAAGGAGAGGCAGGCTCTCGCCTACCACGAGACCGACCTCTACGTGCAGGAAAGCCTCGACCGGCTCGAATCCCTGCTCACTGCCGCGATGCCTAGGGCGCTTGACGGCGACGAGAAGATGATGCGCGAGGCACGCCTCATCATCCGCCAGATCAGCGAGCTGCGCGGCGAGAACGCTCCGCTTCAGGTGCAGATCGGAGAGTCGGATGTCGATCGACTTCTCCGCGATGCTGTCGACGAGTTCCGACGCCGAACTGGCGGCTCTGATCGCCAAGCTGGAGCAGTATCAGCAGGTGAAGCGGCAGACGGCGGCGCTGAGCCGGTCTGAGTTCCGGGAGCGATACCCGACCCCGGGGGCGCTCGCCAAGGCATATCAGCCGGCCACCCGGCAGACGCCCGCGCTGGACGCGATCGATGACGCTCTGGTCGACCTGGCGAACGCGCCGGGGGCGACCGGCCGGCAGATGATTTTCGTTCCGCCGCAGGAGGGGAAGAGTTCCCGCGCGTCGTGCTGGTTCCCGCTGTGGATGCTCGCGCAGGATCCGACCCTGCGGATCGCGATCGTCAGCTACTCCGCCGAGAAGGCCGAGCGGTGGGGCAAGTGGATCCATCGCATGATCGAGCGGCACCCTGAGCTGGGCATCGAGCTGCAATACGGTTCGAAGTCGATGAGCAACTTCGAGACCACCGCAGGTGGCCGGGTGTTGTCGGTCGGCGTCGAGGGCGGTATCACCGGTGAGCCGGTGGACCTCATGGTCATCGACGACCCGTTGCACGGCCGCGCCGAGGCTGAGTCACCCACCTACCGCAAGCGCGCGTGGGGCTGGTGGGAGTCCGACTCCGCCACCCGGCTCAGCAGCCGCGCGCGCGTGGTGCTCATGCTCACCCGCTGGCACGCCGACGACCTCGCCGGCCGTCTGCTCAAGGGTGAGCCCGGCGAGTGGAAGGTGCTCCGGATCCCCGCGGTCCGCGACCCTGAGATCCCGCTCGTGCGCGGGCGGGACGGCGCCAGCGCGTACGCCCCGAACGGTGAGCTGATCAGTGTGCAGCGGCGGGCGCCCGGCTACTTCCTCGGGCTCAAGGCCAAGCGGTCGCTCTACGTGTGGAATTCGATCTACATGCAGCAGCCGGTCGCGGCCGAGGGGAACCTGTTCAACCGGACCGACTTCCGGTACTGGCAGTACGCCGAACCGGACCGCAGCCACCACGACCCGGTGCAGGGCTACCGCGTCTCGATCAACGGCGTGGCGCTGCACCTCGGCGACATGACCCGGTTCATCACGATGGACCTCGCCGAGAGCCTGAAGCGCTCGGCGGACTGGACGGTCGCGTCGGTGTGGGCGATCAGCCTCGACGGCAAGCTGATCCTGCTCGACCGCAAGCGGCAGCGCGTCGGCGAGTCCGACCACTGGTCGATGGTGGAGCCGCTGTGCCGCCGGTGGGCCGCCCCGACCGTCTACGTAGAGAAGGGCTTCATCGGGAGCACCCTGATCCGCGACGCCACCAAGGCGGGTGCCCGGATCGAGCCGGTCACGGCCGACACAGACAAGCTCACCCGCGCCATCCCCGCCGCCAACCGGGTCCGCTCGCACGAGGTGTTCTGGCCGGAGTTCGTCGACTGGCTCGACGAGTGGGAAGACGAGATCGCAGGCTTCCCTACCTGGGCGCACGACGATCAGCTCGACACGCTGAGCTATGCCGCGCGCATCTCGGCCGCGCACTGGACCCCGCCGCCGAAGGATCCGTCCCCGCTCACGAATGCGGCCCGGCGCCACACCCCCGCCGATCAGGCGTACGAAGCGGCCACCGGCCTGCCTGCCGAGGTCAATCTCGCGACGGTGGATTGGTGAAGCCCGGGTCGTCGCGGCCGAGCCGCAGGTGCTTGCGAAGGTCGCGCTCGAAGTTCTCGCGGACGATCCGCCGCATCTCTCCCTGGTCGATCCGGACCACCTGCCCGGTCGGCACAAGCCCTCCGTCATGGCCGACGATGAACACGACGCCGCCCATGTGGATCTCGTCCTCAGGCACGTTCGGATCGAGCACGACGGGCAGCCCCCAGATCATCGCCGCTGTGTGCGAGTCCGGCATCAGTCGGCTGCTCGGGTAGCGGGGGAGCTTGTCGAGCCCGGCCTTGAGCCACGACCACGCGGGACCCTCGCCGACCTTCACGGCATCGACATGCGTGCCTTTCTCGTGCAGTTCGTGGATCACCTCCCGCATCCGGCCGATGTCGAATGTCTCGGGGAGGTCTGGCGTCGCGATCGGCGGCCGGAAGCGCTTGAAGAAATCGACCAGCGCCGGACTCGTCGTGATGTCCCTCGCCCACCCGCTCGCGTGGTAGCTGCGCGGCGGCGTGTAGCCGGCCAGCGGTACGCGGACGATCTGTTGCTCCGACTCGTTCCGTACCGCGCCGGAGTCGACCCGGTGCGTACGTCGGCGAGCCCCTCCGTCGTCGACCCAGGCTGACCACCCTTCGCCGACTCGGCGATCCGCGATCTCCTCGCAGACCTCGCGGTGCGTTCCGGCGCCGAGAACCACGCCGTCTTCCAGCAGCACGTACACGTCAATCGTCTCCATGCCCTGATCGTAGGAGGTGCCGTGCCGATCGCAGACGCGCCGCGCATCGCCGCGGGCAGTATGGGCGGGCAGTACGACGCCTTGGCGATGGACCTGTACGAGCACGTCCCCGCGCTGACCTTCCCGCTGTCGACGGCCACCTACGCCAAGATGCGCGTCGACCCCCAGATCTCCGCCGTGCTCGACGCTTACGCGCTGCCGCTCCAGTCGGCCACCTACGCGATCAACCCGCGCGGGGTGCGCGATGAGGTGGCCGCGTTCTGCGCCGACGCCTGGGGGCTGCCGATCGCCGGCGACAACGGCGGGCCCGGGCCGGCGCGGCGCCGCGGCGTGCTGTGGGACGAGCACCTGAGGCTGGCCCTGCTCATGCTGCCGTTCGGCTTCTCGCCGTTCGCCAAGCGCTACGAGATCGGCGGCACGCCCATGCGTGCGCGGCTGGCCGAACTGTCGGAGCGTCTGCCTCAGACGATCACGGACATCGAGCTGAACGACGACGGCACGATGAAGGGCGTCAAGCAGTCCGGATCAAGGGACCTGCTCCGCGCCGATCACCTGCTCTGGTATGCGCACAAGCGCGAGGGTTCGGCCTACCAGGGCCGCAGCCTGCTGCGCGCATCGTACGCACCATGGCTGCTCAAGCATGAGATGTGGCGGGTGCACGCGCAGTCCAACCGGCGGTGGGGCATGGGCGTGCCGAGCGTGGAGACCGGACCGAACCCCGCACCGGCTGACATCGAGCAGGCCGCGCAGATCGCCGCAGGCTTCCGCGCCGGTGACCAGGTCGGCGTCGGGCTGCCGCAGGGCTGGAAGTTCCTGCTCTCCGGCATGACCGGCAGCGCCCCCGACACGATGCGATTCATCGAGTATCTGGACGGCCAGATCGCCACGTCCGTCCTCGCCGAGATTTTGAATCTGGACACGGCCAGCACCGGCAACCGGGCGCTCGGCGAGACGGTGATCGGCCTGCTTCAGATGAGCTGGTCGGCGACAGCCAAAGAGATCACCACGCCGATGACCCGCCTCAACGTCGAGATGGTCGACTACAACTGGGGTGAGGACGAGCCGGTCCCCAGCGTGTTGTGCACGGACATCAACCGGCCCGAGGTGACCAGCGAGGCGATCAGCGCGCTTGTCACCTGCGGCGCGATCACGCCGGATCTGACGCTGGAGAACGACCTGCGCATCCGCTACAACCTGCCGGTCCTGACCGACGAGCAGCGCCAGTCCGCCCGGCCTGAGCCGGCCGTCCCCGAGCCCGCGATCGAGCCGGGCCGCACCAACGAGCCCGAGCCGGCGACGCCATGATGCACGACCGCGCGTCGCAACGGTATAGGGACCGGATCAGCAAGGCCGCGCCGGAAGACGTGGACTACTGGCTTGACCAGTACGCAGACGTGCTCCTGCGAGCCACCGAGTGGGACGCGAGCCAGTGGGGCTTTGATCCGGACCGGTGGATGGAGGCGGATCGGGCCGAACTCGCCTCCCGCGGTGGCCGCGACTGGCCGCACGAGGTCGTCTGATGACAGACGTGGAGATCCGCACTCCGGTCCCGCTGCGCACGCTGCACGGTATCGAGCTGGCCGCGGTCGGGACGTGGAAGGCGAGCACGGGCGAGACGACCTTCACGCGGGAGGACTTCGCCGCCGCGGTCGCGGCGCTGGAATGCCCGGGCGTGCGCAACCCCGTCATCAAGCTCGGGCACATGGAGGAGGACTCCGGCTCGGGCGTGCGGTGGGACGGTGAGCCCGCCGTCGGGTGGGTCGCCAACATGCGCATGGACGGCGCGAAGATCGTGGGTGACCTGACCGGGCTTCCCGCATGGCTGGCCGACGCGGACGAGAACGGGCTCTCGGTGCTCGCCGCGGCGTACCCGGACCGGTCGATCGAGATCTACCGGCCGTTCGTCTGCCAGGTCGGCCACACTCATCCGGCCGTGATCACCGCGCTCAGCCTGCTCGGCGTCTACGCGCCGGGCGTCGGGGTGCTCAAGAGCATGCAGGATGTCTACGCGGCGTTCACCACCACACCCGGCGCCGAGCCTGCCAAGGCCGCAGCCGGCAGCCGGCGCATGACGGTCAGCGTCCGGCTGGCCGCCGCCGAGCCGCGCGAGCCGAACGAGCTGGAGAAGCGCTCGGCGGTCGACTTCGCCGCCCTGGCTGAGCAGTGGACCGAAACGCTGGACACGCTCGTGGACAACTGGGCGGACATCTCCGAGGCTCAGCGCGACGAACTCGCTGCTCAGGTCGCCGAGGCGGTGGACACCGCACCGGACACGCTCGCGGACATAGCGGCGGACAGCGGTGCCGGTGCCGAGCTGCTCATCACGGCGATGCTGTCGGTCGCCGCAGGTGCCGCCGCACTTCAGGTGGCCGCCGCCGCCGTGCAGGGTGTAACGCTCCCGCTCCCGGACCTCACCGAAGACGACGTGAGGGAGGCCGCTGAGGCGGTCGCCGCGGCGATGGCCGCCAGCAGCGCCTCAGCCGCGTCGCGGGTGGCAGCGCAGGCCCTCGGCACCGGCACCGGCGCGGACATCGCCGACCTGGTGATCGAGCACTTCGCAGGGCTGTCCGACCGGTTCCTGCGCGACCAGCTCGGCGGGGCGCTGTCGGCCGCGCAGTACACCGGGTGGCGCCGGGTGCTCGACGACTACACCGGCCCGGTCGTCTTCTACGGCAGCGAGATGCAGGACGTCAACGCGTGCGAGGCGTGCCGGGAGGTCGACGGCAAGCGCTACGACACGCTCGCTGAGGCCGACGCGGCATACGGCGCCGGCAAGTACATCGGGTGTCTCGGCGGTCCACGCTGCCGCGGCCAGATCATCGCAGTCTTCGGCGCCGCCCGGGCGTCGGCAACCATCCGCACGACCCTGGGAGGTCACATGGCCGTGGTCAAGGCGTCGGTGTCCGTGGAGGACATCAGTCGCCGCTACTACGAGTCGGCCGGCTGCTCGATGTACATCACGGCGATGCACGTCGATCCGCTGGAGCTGATCGCCGCCGACGACTCCAACGGCAAGTTCTACCGCATCCCGGTGGAGCTCAACGGCGAGGAGTTCCAGTTCGGCGAGCCGCAGGAGGTGGCCGTCGCCTATCAGGACGTCAAGACGGCAGCCGCGGCGCTGCCGGTGCGCTTCTCCGACCGCAAGGCCGCGCTCGCCGCGGCCGGCAAGAAGGAGGACGGCACCGACCTCGTGGCCAAGGACGTGAGCGCGGCCGGTGCCGCGATCCGCAAGGCCGCCGAGAAGGCCAAGGCCGAGGCGGCGCCCGCCGTCCTGGAGACCGAGGTCGAGAAGATCGGTCAAGAGGCGCCGGTCGACGACGATACCCCCGACGCCGAACCGGCGGCCGGGCCCACCACAACCCCGAAGGAGGCGTCCGTGGACGCAGCCAAGATGCGGGAAGCGTTGGGGCTCGGTCCCGACGCGACGGACGACGAAGTGCGCACGGCCCTGGCCGCGCAGTTCGCTCCCCCGCAGGACGAACCCTCGCTCGACCCGGTAGCCGCGCTCGCTGCGAAGCTGCCGGCCACCGACCGGCCGGTCCTGGTCGATCCGGAGAACTACAAGAAGCTGCTCAGCATGGCGGTCAAGGGTGAGCAGGCGTTCGCCCGCGTCGAGGCGACCCGGCGCGATCAGGTGCTCGACCAGGCCGCGCGTGACGGCCGGTTCCCGCTCTCCCGGCTGTCGGCCTACAAGGAGATGTGGGATAAGAACCCCGCCGAGACCGAGGCCTACATCAACCTCATGCCGAAGAACACCGTGCCCACGCTGGCCGTCGGCATGCTCGGCGCCGAGATCAATCAGAACGAGACGGACATGGCCTACACGGCTGTGTACGGGACGGAGGGCTGACGCATGGCTGAGTACACCCCTCGCTTCCCGAGCGTCAACGCGCCGATCACCCAGCAGGCCTCGGCCACGGTGGTCGGTGGCCGACTGGTGGAGAACACCGGCAACAACACGGTCGGACCGGCCGGCGCCGCGTCCACCAAGGTCGTCGGAGTGGCCGCCTTCGACGCCGCCTCGGGCCAGAAGGTCGACGTCTGGCCGCTGCCCGGCATCGTCCACCGGGTGACCGGCGCCGGTGCGATCAATGCCGGCGACAACCTCGCCGCCGGTGCGGCGGGGGTCGTCGCGCCCATCGCGGCCGGCACCTTCCAGCAGCTCGTCGGGGTGGCCATCGCGCCTGCCGCCGACGGCGCGACCGTCCATTTCATGGGCCGATAGGGGATCTGACACATGGCTATCACGTACCCGCCGTCAGCCCCCACGCTGACCGGCGACGTTCTCGCGATCTCGCGGTTCCTGAACACCCCGACCGCCGTCTCTCGGCGACTGCGGACGCTGGCGGAGAACCGGTTCATCGCCGACGCGCTGCTGACCGGCCGGATCGAGGGCTCCTCGATCCTGTACGAGACCGACGAGTCGATCTACACCCAGGACGCGCCGGAGATCGTCGCGCCCGGTGCCCAGTACCCGCGCTCGCTCGCGCCGACCGGTACCGCCGCCACGGCCAACCCGGTCAAGTGGGGCGAGGAGATTCCGATCACCGATGAAGAGGTCGGCCGGTTCCGGGGTCAGGCGGTGGAGCGCAACCTCCAGAAGATCGTCAACTACCTGGTCTACACGGTCGACTCGACGGCGCTGGCGCTCATCAGCGCGGCGGTCACGCAGTCCATCACCGCACTGGCCAACTGGAACGCGGGCGGCGCCAACATGCTGCTCGACCTGCTGCGGGCCAAGGCCACGATCCTGGCGCTGAACAAGGGCTACGAGCCGAACGTGGTCGCGTGCGACGACTTCGCCTTCGCCTACATCATGGGCAACCTGTCGCTGCTCGGCACCATGGCGCGCGAGTCGGGCACCACGGTGTCCATGTCCGGCGACCTGCCGGTGCTCGCGGGCCTGACCATCATGCCGACGCCGAACCTGCCGACGGCGGGGCAGGCGATCGTCGTGGACACCACGGCGCTCGGCGCGATGGGATACGAGCGGATTCCGTCGCCGGAGTACCAGGGCGACCCCGCGAACGGCATCGAGACCATGACCCGCCGGGACCCCGCGGCCAACGATTCGTGGCTGGTCCGCGGTCGCCGGCCGGTCGTCCCCTTCGTCCAGGAGCCGGGAGCCGCGTGCAAGATTACCGGCATCGGCACCCTGACCTGATCGGAGACTCTGATGCCGTACATCGTGCTGGCCAGCAAGCTGGCATTCCAGAAGACCAGGGCCGATGATCCCAAGGTCCCCGACGGTCCTGAGGTGATCGTCGTCAAGGGCGGGTTGGTGCCCGACTGGGTGTCCACCTTCCAGGTCTCCGCGCTCACCTCGGCGGGCCTGCTCGCCTGGGCGAACGAGCCGGAGGCGGTGGTCGTGCCGGAGGGGGTGCCGCAGGTGCGCCTTCCGGAGCAGCCGGTGATCCTGCCGTCCGACCCGGCCGGCGTTCCCCCGGTCGTCGGGGATCTGATCGTCGATGTGCCCGACGACCGCAGGGATGAGACGATGGTCGACGTTCCGTCGGTGACCGAGCCGACCCCGGCCGTCGCGCCGCTGCCCGAGCTGCCGAAGGCCTCGGACAGCAAGGATGTGTGGGAGCAGTTCGCCACGCACCCGCGCATCGGCCTGTCGCTGGCCGAGGCCGAGGCCATGACCAAGCAGAACCTCATGGCCGAGGTCAAGTCGCGGCACGCCGCGGCGCAGTGAGCGAACGGGGCGGCCTCCGGGCCGCCCCTGCTCGCGTTCTACCTTCGGCTATATGTGCGGGCGGGCCGATTACCCCCCAGTGATCCGCATCACATACAGGAGGCGGCATGCCGTTCGTGCGGCACCAGACGCTCACGGCGAGCACCGTGGCGACGTTCACCGTGACGGGCAACCCGGCGCAGATAGAGATTCTGTCGCGTAACGGGCTCGGCGAGGTCTATGTCTCCTATGACGGCACCGCCAACCCCGCCAACCCGACCGTGGCGGGCAACGACTTCGACGTGATCCCGGCCATCGCCGGGGCGGGCGTCGTTATCGGCGAGATCGGCTCCAGTGACCAGAACGTCGTCAAGGTGATCAGCGCATCAGCCACCACGATCAGCGTGCGGGGCATCCAGTGACGCGGCCGGTCAAGGCCCGGACCGGCTTCGCGCGCTTCGGCGGAGGGTCCGGCGGGCAGGGCGGCCCGGCTGCCCGCACCGCCGAGGTGCAGGTCTTCACGGCCAACGGCACGTGGACCAAGCCTGCGGGCGCGGTCACCGTGCGGGTGGAGACCGTGGGTGGCGGCGGCGGTGGCGGATCCGGGCGGCGCGGGGCAGCGGGAACGATCCGGGCCGGTGGCGGCGGCGGGGCGGGCGGTAGCGCCAGCAGCAAGAGCATCCCGGCCGCGGCCCTCGGTGCGACCGTCAGCGTGACGGTGGGCGCGGCGGGCACGGCCGGACCTGCGGCGACGGCCGACAGCACCGATGGGACGGCTGGTGGGGCGGGAGGCGCATCCGTCTTCGGCACCTTCGTCCGGGCGGCGGGCGGCAACGGCGGCGCGGGCGGCACGGCCACCGGCGCGGCAGGCGGCACCTCGGCGACCCCGGGCGGGCAGGGCGGCGTGGGTGGCACGGCGTCGGCCACCGGCGCGGCAGGCGGGCAGGGCGGCACCCCCGGCGCGGGTGCGTCGGGCGGCGGGGCGGGGGGCGGCATCAGCGCGGCCGACGCCGTGAGCAACGGTGGCGCGGGCGGCAGCGGCATGGCCGGCACGTCGGCGGCAGGCGGCATCGCGGGCGGCGCGGCGGCCACGGCGGGCGCGGCACAGCCGGCCAACAGCGCGCTCCCCGGCCAAGGCGCGGGAGGTGGCGCGAGCAGCACGACCGCGGCGGGTGGCGCGGGCGCCGCGGGTGGCATCTACGGCGGTGGCGGTGGTGGTGGCGGCGCCTCGCTGAACGGGAACAACTCCGGTGCGGGCGGTGCGGGCGCCGCGGGCATCGTGATCGTGACAAGCTTCTTCTAGACTCCCGGCCTCGCCCTGCCGGGACGGGCGCGGTGGCTACTCGTCTCCGGCCACCGCGCCCACCTAACGTCAGTTCGTCAGCACTCGAATGGCCCGACCGGCGGGGTGCACGATCACCTTGCGTCCGTTGCTGTCGTACATGTGCAAGTTGCCGTCCGCGTCGGCTACGTAGCGGGAGCGACCGAACGACTCACGGCCGGGGAACGTCGCGCCGTACGACTCCCAAATGACTCCGGTCGGAGCCATGGCAGCCAGTTCGGCAGCGGTGTAACGGGCGGCGCGGACCTTGGCGTTCGGGCGGTGGATTGAGTATCGCCCGGTGTAGGTGTCGCGAGCGATGTAAGCGGGGGCCTCGTTCGTCGTCATGGCTCTACTGTACCCCCACTAAGCCAGCAGCACAAGGAGGTCCGCATGGACAAGGCACGAGCGCTTGACGCGCTGTCGGTGGGCAATGCCGCGCCGCTGGCCGAGCGGAGCTTCGGCACGACGCACTGGCGGGTCGACCGGTGGGACGCCGAGCAGACGAAGTGGGCCGCACGCCAGTTCGATGCGCTCGGCATCATGCCGCCCGGCTGGGCGCCGGACGCCGACGCGTTCGCCACGCTGCGCGTCCGGCCCTACCTGACCACCGAGCTGACCGGCAACCTGATCACCAATGCCGGGTGGACGCGCCTGATGAACCTGCTCACCAACCAGGGCGCGACCCAGGCACTCACGGCCACCGCGACGCGCATCGGCGTGGGCAACTCCAACACCGCCGAGGCCTACACCGACACCGACCTTCAGGCGGCGGCGGGCGCCGCCAACCGTTACTTCCAGCCCGTTGCCGGCGCAGGCACGCTCGGCACCCGGACGCTCGCCTTCTCGGCGACGTTCGGCACCGGTGACGGCAACTTCGCGTGGAACGAGTTCGGCATCGACGTGGGTACGCCCACGGTCACGGGTGGCACCACGGTCAACGCGCTGTTGTTCAACCGCAAGGCCAGCATTGCGCAGGGCACCAAGGCTGCCGGCCAGACGTGGACCGCCACCGCGACGATCACCTTCTCGTGATGCGCCGCGCCCTCTCGGCGGTGGCCGCTCTTCTGCTGCTCACCGGATGCGCCGCACAGGCCGCGGCCGAGCCGGTCACGCAGTGGCACTCCCGGGCGACGTGCACGACCAACGCCACCGGCCATTGCACCCAGACCTTCGTGCACTCCCTCGGCGCCGTGCCGGTCGTGCAGGTCACGCCCGAGGGCCTGACCGCGATCACGCACACCTATCAGGTCACGGCGACGTCGTTCCGTGTGCGGGTCATGCGGTCGGAGACCCAGCCCTGGGCGAGCCGCACCGTCACGCTCAGCCTGTCCGCATTCCTGCCGGCGACGGTCCCGAGCGTCGGCCCGAGCGCGAGCGCGAGCGTGCCGGCGACCGCCCCCACGACGGCGCCGGCCGGCTGGCCGAACGAGACGAACACCGGCGTGCCGGCGGGCACCGCGCTGCGGGCGTGCGACGGCAACATCAGCCAGGCGGGGGTCACGCTCGACGGATGCCTGTTCTCTGGCGGGGTCTACCTCGGCCCGGACGCCGACGACGTGACCATCAAACGATCCAAGGTGATCGGCAGGGTCAACGCAGGGTACGGGGGCGCACCCGGCGCGGACGGCCAGCGCGGGCTACGGCTGGAGGATGTGGAGATCGACGGCGAGGACTCGCTGGCCAACAACGAGTCCGGCATCGGCGACGACAACTACACGTGCATCCGCTGCCACGTGCATCGCACCGGCCGAGGCGCTGCAGCGCGCTTCAACGTGACGATCGAGGATTCGTACCTCCACGACTTCGACCACCGCGCCGGCGACCACGAGTCGGCGATCGGTTCCAACGGCGGCGCCAACATGACCTTCCGGCGCAACCATCTGGAGTGCGGGCCGACCCAGTTCTGCTCCGGCGCCTTGGTGGTCTACAACGTCTCCGATCCCGTCGACAACGTGCTCGTCGAGGGCAACCTGCTACAAGGCGGCTCGTACTGCGCGTACGCAGGCAGCTCGGTCGACCCGCCCGGCACGAACGTGCGGTTCGTGGGCAACCGGTTCGGCAAGCAGTTCTACCCCCGCTGCGGCTTCTACGGACCGGTGACACACTTCCGCGCCGGGGGCGGGAACGTCTGGCAGGACAACGCATGGGCCGACGGCTCGGGGGCCGTCAACCCGTAAGGGGAGGTGAGCATGGCCCGCCTGTTCACCTCGCAAACCCCGGCCAACCCGAACTTCTCCGACGGCACGCCCGGCATCGCGGGCGCTACGACGATCCAGTTCGCGGTAGACGGGCAGATCAACGGCGTGTGGTTCTTCGCCACGACCACCGTCAGCGGCACCTACACCGCGTTGTTGTGGACGCCGACCAACTCTGACACCGGATTCGGTGGCGCCGGCACTCAGATCGCCAGCAAGGTGCGTGCCGCCACTCCGACGGCGGGCGCGTGGAACTACACAGCCTTCGACACCCCGGTGCCGGTCACTGCGGGCTCGATCCGCAGGGTCGGCAATCACAACTCAGCGGGGCGCTACGTCAGCAGCAGCAACTTCTTCACCACGGCGCTGACCAATGGTGATCTCACGGCGCCTGCGCACAACGCCGTCGTCGCCGGGCTGACGATCTGGCAGGGGACCTTCTACATCGCCGCCAGCACGACCGGCTACCCCAACCAGAACTTCAACAGCGCGTGCTACTTCGTCGACGTCGACTTCACCCCGACGGGCGGCGCCACACCGGTCAGCGTCGGTGAGACAGGGTCCGGATCCGACGGGCTGAGCGCCTCGGCGACAGCCGCCCTGACCGACACCGGTACCGGTGCCGACGCGCTCGCCGTGCCGACCCGCTCGATCGTCGTCATCGACCTCGGCGCGGGCGCGGACACGCTGACCGTTCCCGCCCGGGCCGCACCGGTGGGCGAGTCCGCCGCCGGCGCCGACGCGGTGCAGGTCGGCGCTGCCGTGTCGGTGGCCGACACGGCCACCGCAACCGACTCCTTGACGGCCACGGCGACGACCGCCCTGACCGACACGGCATCAGCGGCCGACGCGGTGGGCAACGGGCTCGGTACCGCCAGGCCTCTCGCCGACGCCGGCTCGGCCGCCGATGTGCTCACGGTGGCCGTGACCGCAGCCCTGACCGACACCGGAGCGGCTGCCGACGCCCGGACATCAGCCGCGTCCGTCCCTCTGACCGATGCCGGTACCGGTGCCGACACCGTGGACAACGGGATGGGCACGGCCAAGACGACGGGGGACGCGGGCGCCGCTGCCGACCTGCTCACCGTCGTGGCCACGCTGGTCATGGGCGACAGCGCGGCAGGGGTGGACTCCCCGGCCGGGCTCGGCGCGGGAGTGCTGCTCGATGCCGGACTCTCCGGCGAGGTGGCCTCAGCCGCGGCGACGGTCGGCCTCGCGGAAACCGCAGCGGCGGCTCAGGCGGTGGTCGTCTCCGCTTCGGTGGCGGTGGCCGACGCGGCAGTGGCCGTCGACGCGGGGGCGGGGCAGGACGACGCGTTCCTGACCAGGATGCTCAACGACACGGCGACCGCCACCGAGGTGTTCGGGTTCGTCCCGTCGCTGATCACGGGGCGGCCCGCCGTGCGCGGCACCGGGCCAGGAGTGTCGGTGCGATCGGGTGCCACCACAGCCAGCGTGAGGGGGGTCTACTGATGGCTCGGCTGATAGGTCCGGACGATGGATCCCGGCTCGTCTATCAGGTGGACATCGACGGCCGGCTCGGTTCCGCCGCACGGATGCAGGCCGTCGTCTACGCCGCGGCGACCGGACCGGCGCTCGCCGACATCCTGACCGAGGACGGCGACCCGATCCCGGGCTCCGTGCTGACTGTCGACGAAACATCGCTGCTCCCGCTGT